CTTGTAATGAAAAATCAAATCAAAAAAATTTAGGAACTATTAAGAACTCTAATTTATGTGTATCTGGAAAAACAAATATTATTACTGATAAAGGAATGTTTGAAATAAAAAATTTAGTTAATAAAAAAGTAAATATTTGGAATGGTTATGAATTTTCAGATGTAGAAATTATTAAAACAGGAGAAAATCAAACTTTACATAAAATAGAATTTACAAATGGAGAAGAATTATATTGCACTCCATATCACAAATTTTATATTCAAACTAAAACATCAAGACATAAAAAAATAGAACTAAAAGCTGATGATATAAAAGAAAATATGAAAATAATTAAATTTGATTTCCCAATTATTGATAATAACTATGATAGTATGAAATATCCATACACACATGGAATATTTTGTGCTGAAGGCACTTATGACTTGGAAAATAATATTAAACAATGTTCTTATAATAAATTTAATGAAACTAATTATTGTAAAAGACATCAATTTTTATCAACTATTAATGATAAATATAAAGAGATAATACTTAATAAAGATAAATGTAATGGAATATGTGGTATTAAAAGACCAAAAATATATTTATATGATAATAAAAAACAATTATTAAAATATTTAGATATACGTGATGATTGTAATATTGCAAATAATAAAAATAGAATAACTGTTGCTTTACCTCAAGATTTAAATGAAAAATATTATGTTCCATTTAATTGTGATTTAAATACAAAATTAAGATGGTTAGAAGGATATGCTGATGGAGATGGATGTAAAACAAATAACAAAGGAACAGAAACCTTGCAATTAACTTCCATTAATTTTGATTTTTTAAAAGATGTTAAAAAATTAATTAATACTATTGGAATTGATTGTAAAATTAATATGATTAGAGATGATTGTGAAAAATTATTACCTGATGGAAAAGGAGGAAATAAAATTTATAAATGTAATAAATTATATAGAATTTGTGTATCTGCTTTTAATTTACAAAAATTACTTAATATTGGATTTTCACCAAAAAGATTAAATTTTACCAAAAATAATTGTAATAGAAATGCAGGACAGTTTATTAAAATTAAAAAAATTACTAAAAATATTTGTAATGAAGATACTTACTGCTTTAATGATAAAAAAAGACATCTTGGTGTTTTTAATGGAATTTTAACAGGAAATTGTTCGGAAATTATAGAATATAGTAATAATGAAGAAATAGCGGTGTGTAATTTAGGTTCATTATCTCTTCCTAAATTTGTTAATAAAGATAAAACATTTAATTTTGAATTGTTAGGGAAAGTTACTGAATTGGCAATATATAATTTAAATAATGTTATTGATGTTAATTTTTATCCAGTTCCTGAAACAAAAGTTTCTAATATGCGTCATAGACCAATTGGTTTGGGTGTTCAGGGTTTAATTGATGTTTATCAAACTGTTGGGTATTCTTTTGATAGTATTGAAGCATTAAATTTAAATAAAAAAATATTTGAATGTATTTATTATCATTCTCTTAAAAGTTCAAATAATATTTCTAAAACAGATGGTCCTTATTCATCATATGTAGGTTCTCCATTTAGTAATGGATTATTACAATTTCATTTATGGGGAAAAAATGTTGATGATTTAAAAATTAATAATTATCCTTCGTTTGATTGGGAATCTCTTTTAAAAAATATAAAACTTTATGGTGTAAGAAATTCGTTATTAACTACTCAACCACCAACTGGTTCAACTTCTCAAATTATGGGTAATTATGAATCCGTTGAACCATATGCGTCTAATATTTTAACAAGAGTTACAGCAAAAAGAGAATTTATTGTTATCAATAAAAATTTAGTTAATGCTTTAAAAGAATTAAATTTATGGAATTATGATGCATATAATGAATTGTTATATTATAATGGTTCTGTTCAAAATATGGATGTTCCAGAACATATTAAGAAAATTTATAGAACATCTTATGAATTACCACAAAAGTTTATTATTCAACAAAGTTTAGATAGAGGAATATTTACAGACCAAACACAATCATTGAATATTTTTATGGAAAATCCAGACCAAGAAAAATTAACAAAAGCTCATTTTTATGGATGGAGAAATGGTATTAAAACTGGATTATACTATTTGAGAACAAAGCCCGCAGCCAATGCCAAAAAATATGGTGTTGATATTGACAAACAAAAAAAAATGAAGAAAAAAGCAGTATGTAATGACGATGTATGCGTTATGTGTAGTGCTTAATTACTTTAAATGAAATTTAACAAGTTTATATATAATTATTTTTTTATTTTCCAATTTAACTTTATCCGGAATAAAATTAAAACATTTTTCAAGATTATTTTGTCTATTATTTTTATCTGTTTTTAATTTTATTAATTTATTGCTAAAATCAGTGGCTGATAAACCTTTGTATCTTTTACCCATAAAAATAATTATATTTCTATTATAATTATTAGCAATTGGTGTATATTTATAATCATTAATATTTTTTATTTTATTATATTCATTTACATTATCATCATTTATTTCAAGACCTTTTAATATAATAATTTCATCAATATTATTTAAATTTTCTTTTGTTAATATTTTATCTCTATGATTGTTTATAAATAATTTATAATCAATGTGTGAATAACAATCTTTTAAATATGTTTCCATTATAAAAATATTTGTTTTTTTATTAACTCCATGTCTTTTTCCACCAATTTGATTTATAAATAATTTAACTTTTTTATTATCAACAATATTTAACACTTGATCTAATCCATCAAAATGACCTTTATGTGGAGGACAAAAACATCCGTGTGAATATATGCAATATGATTTATTTTTATCTAATATTAAATTATCATTTTCATCAATTATTGTTTTAACATTCATTTATATATATTATTTAATATATTTAAAATGATAATAAATGTGAAAAAACATTATAAATACATACAAAAATGATAAAATATAATAAAATAACATAATAATAATAATTATCAGATTGTATTTATTATATTTTTATTTATGAAGATATTTACAAAGACTTCAATATAATCTCAACATCTTCTTTGGGTGCTTTGTCATTCAAATAATTATACAGAAAAGCTAATTGAACGGCCTCATCTTCAGTCAGACTTCTTTGCTTTGACTCTTGAGTTAAAATATCATAACTAGAATAAGCATTGAGAATTTCCTGATATTCCTCAATAAATGGAATGTCAAAAACCGTGGAAAATTGCTTCAAGTTTTCTTCCAAAACTTTTTTGAGTTCATCAGACTTTTTATTCATCTGTTGTAGAATATTTAATTCTTTAGTGATAAATTTATTGAAGATTTCAATCTCATCTTGTTCTCTCAAAACAAGATAAAAATGCCCTTGAAAGCATTGAAGATGATTTTCTAACCATGTTATATCACCAATTATTAAAGAAGGTATTGAGTTGAAAACTTGTAAAATAACATTATTCAAGTCTCCAATACTTTCCTCACTAATTTTGGAGATTTCGGTTTTACACTCTTCAGTGAATTCAGATGATGACTTAATTGCACTAATATTAACAATTTGTTTAATATCAGACAAGTTCAAAGGCATTTTCTCAAATAAAGAACCATTGCCATTAAAAGCTTCATCAAAAAGAAACATATCTTTTTCACGCAGCATATGATATAAAATCACCACACAGTGGAGAAGACAAAAACCATCTTTGGGTGGGCTCCAAATAATCAATTCTGGAGTATTTTCAGGATTTCTAAGAGTTAAAAAATGATTTCCAATGTTCCCCAAAAATTTGGAAATATCACCAAGTAAAATTTCTTTATGTGAATGCATTATTGCATTAAGTAGATATTATAAAACAATAAAATAATATATTTTTCAATTTTTTTAGTAATTTATAGTATGAATAGAGTAGAAGATAAAGATATAGGATTTTTTAATAAATACTTTCAAAATTATAAGAATATAGATAAAACAAAATTAAAAGTGACTACAGAGGGAATATACTCAATTTCTGGCTATAGATCTGCTAATTACTTGAGCAAGCAAATTAAAAGGTATTTTAAGAATAAGGATATTACAATAACCGATGGAACAGGTAATAATGGAACGGATACAATTTCATTTGGTTTAAATTTTAAGAGTGTAAATTCAATAGAATTGGATGATATTAATTATAGTGTTCTTGAAAATAATATTAATGTTTATGGATTTAAAAATGTTAAATTATATAAAGGGTCATCATTAGATATTATTCCAACATTAAAACAAGATGTTGTATTTATAGATGCTCCTTGGACTAAAAATTATAAAGAGAAAGAAATTATTAGATTATATATGGATAATAAAGAAATTTCTAAAATTTATAATGATTTAAAAAAATATACAAAATTATTTGTTTTTAAAGTTCCTAAAAATTATGATTTTACATATTTTATTCAACAAACAACAATGGATAAATATTTTATAATAAGTTATAAAGATAAATATGGAAATATAAAGTTTTATTTTATATTTATATCAATATAAAAATTGAAATTATTTAGTATTAAGTTAATAAATATTAAGTTAATAAATAATATTAAGTTAATAAATAATAGTAAGATGAACAGTGTTTATTTTAATTATGAAGGAGATGAATATAAATTTAATATTAAAAAAACAGGAAAAATTACTTTTAATGATTTTAAAAAAATTTTAATTTTAAATTTTAAAAAAAATTATGATGATATGTATATTACAGATGAAAATAATATTATAATTAATGGTTGTTATTTTAATAATATTATTAAAAATAAAAAAAAATTTTATGTAAATAATTATTAAATATCTTTTTTAGTTTCTTCATTCTGCAATGGATTGTTTATTTTATCTTGTAAATAAATTTTCATTTTAAATAATAAAAAAACAAGGTCTTTTAAGTTTTGTATATCTTTTTTATTTTTTTTATATAATGTTTCAATATAATCATTATATAAATTTTTAATTTCAGTTGACGTTGAAAATGTGATATCACCACAACCAAAAAAATAAATATTATCTAATATATAAAATTTATTATCATTAAAATTAACAAATTTTATAGAATTACTTGTTCTACATAAATAATTATTAAATATGTTATAATAATTTTCCACTATTGGATAAATAATATTGTAATTGTAATAAAAGTTATTATCTAAATAATATAAAAAATATTCATAATTAAAATTTCTAATTATTTGCAAAAGATAATTTTCTGAAATATTCTCTTGTACATTATAACCATTATCATTCAAAAATTTAAAACATTTATATGGAATAAATATTGTTGTTAATTCATTTAAATCATAATCACATTTATTATTATGTAATTCTTCCAAAAATTCAACACAATTATAGTATATTGCTTTAAAAAATGTTTCAGTATTTTTTTTTATTTTATTTTTTAATAATAAATATTTCAAAAATTCAACACAATTATTTACATAACACAATAATTCAATTGAAAAATTATACTCTAAAATATCAGTTAAATATTTGAAACTTATAAAATAATTATTTTTAATACTTTCAAAATATAAATCATATAAATCTTGTATTTTTAAATCTTCTTTATATAATTTAAATATATTTCTTAAAAATAATAAATCATCTGTTAATAAATAATTTTGTGTTATTGTTTCAAAATAATATTCTAAATTATAAATTTTATTTTTTAATAAAAAATTTTGACTATTTTTTATTAATTCTTTTATACTTATTTCTATTATTTTATCATAATTTATATTTTTATTAACAACGTCGTCAAATACCTTATTAATGGATAAAATTCTATTTTCTATTATTATATCATCCGCAAAATCATACTCATCCATTGGTTTTATAATATACAATATATAAACATTTAATTTTTAAATGAAATAACTTTAATAAATTTAAACCATTAATAATTAATATTTTTATATAATTATTATATATGAATAATTATTATTTAGAGCATTATAATCCTATTAAAAAATGGAAAAAAAAATTCAATAATGCAATGAATGAAATTAATGGATTAAAAAATGAATTAAATAAAAAAACAAACACTGTTAATAATTTAACTAATATGTATAATGAAGCTAAAAATGGTTTAACTAAAGTAACTCAAGAAACTACAACATTAGGTGAGGAACTTAATGAAAAAACAAATACTGTTAATAATTTAACTAAATCATATAATGTTAGTAAAACAGGTTTAACTAAAGCAATTAAAGAAACGGCAAGGTTAGGCAAGGAACTTAATGATAAAACAAATGTTGTTAATAATTTAACTAATATGTATAATAAAACAAAAAATGGTTTAACTAAAGCAACTCAAGAAACATCAAGATTAGTTGAAGATATTAATGAAAAAACAAATACTGTTAATAATTTAACCAAAGCATATAATGTTAGTAAAAATGGTTTAACTAAAGCAACTCAAGAAACCACAAGATTAAGTAAGGAAATAACAGATAAAAATAATATTATTAAAACATTAAATAATCAAATTAAAAATGCAAAAAATGGATTAGAACAAACAAAAAAATTATATAATGATAGTAAAAATACTTTAACTAATACTACTAAAGAAATTGTTAATTTACAAAATATTATTAAAACATTAGAAAATAAAAATACCATATTTGAAAGTGAAAATACTAAATTAGAAAGTGAAAATACTGAATTAGAAAATGAAAATACTACATTGGAAAATGAAAATACTGAATTAGAAAGTGAAAATACTATATTGGAAAATGAAAATAATAAAATAAAAACAAATAAATATATTTTATACGGTATTATAATTTTTTCAACAATTATTGTTTTATTTTTATTGATTAAATATTTTCAAAAATAAATTTTATAAAAATAATTATATATGAATAATTATTTAGAACATTTTAATCCAGTAAAAAAATGGAAAAATAAATTTAACAATGCAATACGTGAAGTTAATAGATTAAAAAATGAATTAAATGAAAAAACAAATACTGTTAATAAATTAACGAATTCTTATAATGAAACTAAAAATGTTTTAACTAAAACAACTCAAAAAACAGCAAAATTAAGTAAGGAACTTAATGAAAAAACAAATGCTGTTAATAAATTAACAAATACATACAATGAAACTAAAAATGGTTTAACTAAAGCAACTCAAGAAACAACAAGATTAGGTAAGGAGCTTAATGAAAAAACAAATGCTGTTAATAAATTAACAAATACTTACAATGA